ACAAGAAGGTCTACGTCAATGGCTGGAATGACAGCCGCGTTGCCCGTGAGCATGGCGTCACCCCGGGTCAGGTCACCTACGTTCGCAAACAGATCTTCCCGGACCTCGCCGTTACCAAGGGCAGCGGCGGCCGCCCGTCAAAGTACAAGGCGATGATCGAGAGCCAGAGTGAGGAGATCTCAGACCTCAAGACCCACCTCAAAAAGCAGCTCGAACTGACCCTCCAGGTCGAGGAGCGTCTCTTAAAGGTTGAGGCACTGGTCGGCCTCAGCAACAAGCACGCGGCCTAATAGGAGGACACTATGGCGATCAACCAGACCACAATTGTCGGCAATCTCGGCCGAGACCCAGAGGTCTCGAAGCTGAAATCCGGCAGCGTTGTGGCTAAACTTGCCGTTGCCGTGAACGAGTATCGCGGCAAGGACAAGGATGTCGAAACCCACTGGTATAACGTCGTGGCCTGGGGTCCGAACGCCAAGACGGCCGAGGGCCTCGGAAAGGGTGACCGTGTTGTCGTGGTCGGCAAGATGGTCACCCGCAAATGGGAAGACAAGGACGGCAATGATCGCTGGTCGACCGAGTTGGTCGCTGGCGATTGGGATGGTATCGTAGCTGCGGCCCCGGCCCCGGAGACGAAGTCCCGTCGAGATGATGACGACGAGCGTCCCTCGCGCCGCTCCTCGTCCACCAAGTCCAAGAAGGCCTATGACGAGGACGAGGTTGACGACGAAATCCCCTTTTAGTAAGTGCCTGAAATCGCTATGAGAACTTGCTCTAAGTGCAATACATTCTATAGCGATGACGACTTCTACGCTACTCTGTTGACACCAGTGTAGACATCAGGTATAGACGATACTATGAACACAACGACCACAGACCAGCCGAGCAGCCAGGGAAATGCACCGGGGGCAACCCCGGTGCTGACCCTGAACAAGCTCTAGAGGGGCCTGATATGGACCCAGTAGCTCACGACCCAGTCGAACACCCTGCGCACTACCAGGGGAAGTCCATGCAGGTGATCAACGTGATCGAGGCATGGCGCTGCAATGCCCATATGTCGAGCGTCTTTCGCTATATCCTCCGGGCTCCCCACAAGAACGGCATCCAGGACCTCCAAAAGGCCATCTGGTATCTCAAGCGGATGGCCACGATCCAGACGGGTCCGTTGCAGACTGAGAACGTCCTTGGTCCGGAGCGAGAGGAAATCATCGACGAGTTCGGCGTAAGTGATCACATCGCTCACGCCTATTTTGATGCCACCATCGCCATCAGGCTTGGCAAGGACTTCCTCATTCGTCGGCCATGGCTTGAGTACGCCATCGACTACATCGAGCAAGAGATTGCCGATCTCGACACATCGCTCGATGAGCAATTCACACATTCAGGCAGCGGGGGAGTCGGGTAAATCCGACTGCTGCGGGAGGGGGTGTTCGTCACGCGGCGGACACTGCGGGTGTCACCCCCTCCCAATTCGCCTCATGGAGTCACACATGAAGTTGGAGAAAGTCTCTATCTGGACGGCCATGATTGGGGTGGTGATCCTCCTTGCTTCAGCCGCCGCCTACTTCTCAAGTCTCGCGACCGGTCAGGAGATCGGCCACCTAACCGCCGTCCTCAACTCACTTGGATTAGCGATGATCTCGTTCGGTGCAGGGGGCATTCTCTATGCCACGACATTTGGGAACTGAATATACCGTTGATCCCTGCCGACTGTGTGCGCGCGTGGATGAGCGCACAGGGGTCTTCGTCCCTGCCAAGTACAAGGGCGAAGTCATCAATGCCGACATCTGTCAGCTCTCCGACGAGAGCATCCGGAGATATTTCGCCCGGAAAACCTGGCGAGATCTCAAAAGTCTTGAGCTTATCGGGTTCCTCGAAGCTAGAGCGTCATCGGCCTCCGGGCTTTGGTGAGCCCGTCGACTACCGTGTCATGCGGGCCTCTGCCGAGGGTGAACCGTGGGCCCGGGTCTACGGGGTCTACTGGGTCGTGTTCGACGAGATTGGAGCTCCGGTGCGGTGGGGCGAGGCCCCATCCGCGCCGGTCGGAGCCACTCATGCGGAGCTTCTGGAGGGTATGCGCATCTACAACCAGGCCATCCACAAGCACATCCTCGATTTCAGGACGGGGCTCATCGTAGAAGACCCGGTAATCAGCCGGGGTGGGAACGCAGCCAAGGGCGCCTAACGCCAGAATTTAGGGACCCCCCGCACCAGAATGGACCCCTTACCGGAAGGTTTCTCATGCCAGATCGTGAAAGACATGGACACGCTGTACCTGGACGCCAGTATACCAACTGGCGGGAGAATGACAGCGGAGCAGGCGGAGAGACTTTCCATCCATCTGTGGGGGGCAGCTCAGGAGATCCGCAGGATGCGAGGCCCCTTGGCGTTGGAGGTGGCCAATCGATTGAGAGCCAAGCTACCGAGAAGTACAGCCCCCAAGAGGTCCAGAAAGCGCCAATGAGGGCTCGGGCCACGGCCCAGGTCCAGAAGCCAATCGATGCCCAGCTGAAGGTGATGTCTGACGCCTTGGGCGAGATCAGAGACTTCGTCGATGAGTTGGCAAGGCTAAACCTTGGGGAGCTGCTTCAGCCCACACGGAACAAGGTCCAGGACCTCAAGCTCAAGGCGCACCTGACGGCGGTTCTCAGACTACTGGTCGGGCCCAACTCCGTCTCCGAGCGCGCTGGCGGCCTCACGGAGGAGGAGGAGGCCATCGTCCTGAAGGCGATGGTTGAGATGAAGTGAAGGTCGTCGTGACGGGGATTGTTGATGAGGAGATGGTCAACATCGCCCTCGACACCATCCACTACATGACGCCGATCACGCTCATCATTGAAGCTGGCGAAGCCGGCGCCGGGCTCTCCGCCCGCTTCTGGGCAGAAGACCACGGAGTTCCTTTCACGACCATCCGGAGTGAGACCCCGGTCCGCACAGCAGTTGAAGTGTTCAAGTTGAGGCCCGACTATGTTCTTGCGTTTGAATGGTACAACCTCCACCTCATCAATCGAGCAAAGGTGCGCGGCGTCCAGGTTGGCCTCGCCGAGGTACGGACGCCTGTGGACCCAGCGGGAAGTGGACCGTCTCCACGAGATGAGGGAGATGGGCAAGACCTATCTCCAGATCAGCCAAGAGTTGGGCCGAACCGAGAAGTCCGTCTGTCACGCCGCCGAGCGCTTCGGGCTTGTGCAGAAGAAGTGGAGGCGTCATCATGCCAAGGCATAGATGCTGGATGTGTCCAGAGGTCATCAGGCTAAGGGAGATGCTCTCTCTTGGGTACTCCACAAGGGAGATCGCGGCTGAGCTTGGGCGCTCTCCCGAGGCGGTCTACGCTAAGACCCAGAAGCACAAGTTCCGTGAGCGTCCCGTAAGGCGTCCGTGGACAGAGGCAGAGAGGGACTTGGTCCGGTCCGGAGATACGGTTTCAGCTCAAGAGCTTGGCGACATGCTGGGACGAACCAGGGCTGCAATCAACCACATGAGAGAGAAGCTCGGGAAGCCCAAGGTCCGGCAGGAAAACCTGAGTAGGGTGAAGACACGCATAACTCAGCTGGGTAGGATGACTGAGGCTGATATGGTGCGGTCACTTGAGAATGAAAAAAGGGCCGGGGTCTAAAGCCCCGGCCCCTTAGACTAGTCCTCTTTCAGCGCTGGCCAACCTGACCCTCAGGGTTTTGATCTCCCTGATCGCGCGCTCGATGGTGTCCACGTCGTCTTCGTCGACGAGCTCTGAGAGCTCCTCGAGATCATCAATGATGTCGTCACCCATCCTGGATGCCTTTGCGGTCAACTCTGACCTCGATAGTTTGGTGAGATGAGCCATGAGCTTCTTATCCATCAGAAGCCCCGCTTGGCTCTGAGCCACGTCAGATACTCCGCGCCGTACTCCACATCTGGAAAGAAGGTGACGCGACGGACGCTGTCATCTGGCTCGTCCGGATCAATCACGGTAACGCATGACGGGAATGCGGCCTGATTGGGTAGGCCGAGTTCTTCGGCGTAGTCATCGAAGGTCTTGTAGGAAGCAACGCGAACGATGTGGGAGATCAGCCCGGACGATGGGTCCTTCTCGATGCCATATCCAGACACATGCTTATGGCCGCAGATGAGGATATGATCTCGCCAGCCCATCTTTGCAGCTTTCGCTGGGCCATGGATGGTGTTCCACATCGAGTGGCCATGGAAGTCATGACGGGCATTGACGCGGATGGAAGAGCCGTTCGGACTAATGAGGTTCATGCGAACACCCCAGGCGCCGTTGATGCCTGGAGTGCCCTTCATCATGTAGTCGAGCGGATCACCGTCCCCACTCCACAGATCGTGGTTGCCGAAGACAACGTAGATCCATGGCATGGAGCGCATCAGCCATTCGACCAAGATCCAACTTTCACGAGCAGTGATCTCCTGCTTCGCATAGAGTCGGGCCAACTTCCCAACCCAGTTGTTGTGCATGTCGCCGATGTTTCCGGCGAATAGTCCACGCGTCCTGGAGACGGCGGAGACGTGACGTTCCAACAAAGCTAGATCCGTCCCCGGATCGTCGACATGCGGATCGCCAAAATGCGCGATACCATATGGCCCATCGACCGTAACCTTTACCGGCACGAGCTTTCGCGCTTCCGTTGCGGCCTTTTTTCGGTCGAACTCGCGCTTCCGCATCTCCATCAGTTCCTGGAGCGTCGGGTACTTGCTCGGTAGTTCGTCTACACTGAAGTCTTCCACTCTCGTCCCCCTCGGATCTGAGCTCTCTCCCGTACCGGCGGCCCCTTTTGGGGGCCGCCACACAGCGATGCTTCATGCAAACCCCATTAGCCGAACAGCTTGACGGGAACCTTTGCTTGCATGCGGCCAACGAGGGCCATAACAGTGCCAATAACACCACCGACAGCCTGGATGACTTCGGTGACGCCGGTGCCAACTGCCTGGACATCTCCAGGGGAGATGGTCCATCCGAACAGGGCGCCGAGAGACGGCAGAACAGCAGATACGAAGGTAACGATGGTGCCCCAGACGGTCAGGCTCTGGGTCCAGGCCTTGCTCTCTTCGATCGGGGTCGGTGCGGTGGTCATGGTCTTCTCCGTGATGGTTGTGGTTTTTGGAACTGTGATCTTCACAGCAGTCGGGGGTTCGGATTTCGAGATGGTCTCGGTGTATGAGGCGGGTCCAACAAGTTTGTTGCGGATCGCCGTCATCTTCTGGGTCCACTCGGGGAGCTTGATGTCCCAGTCCTTGCGGGTCTTGTAGTCAGCGATGCGTTGCTTGGTCATCGCCTCGATGAAGTCGACATCCTTCATCTTCTTGATCGCGGCGACGCTCTTTGGGCCGATGATGCCATCAGCCTTGGCACCAGACGCTTGCTGCATCATGAGGCGTGTCTTGTGCGGTCCATGCTCAAGTGCCGTATCAAGGACGAACGTGGCGTGCTTCTCGGGCAGCATGTTCGCCGCAGTTGGAACCCAGTAGTTCTTGGAGACGATCCCAGTGAAGGCGTCCCCAGTCATCGCGTCGCGATTGCCACGGATCAGGACGGTGTTCTCTTCTGTAACCACATTGCCAATCCAGGCGGCATACTCGGACAGAGTGATGGCGCTGCGGTGAGCCCCGATCTTCTCCATGGCCAACGAAACACTGTCAGAGACCTTGTCGATCTGCTGGTCAGTAACCACCTTCGGCCGGCGATAGCCGAGCCATACGGACTTCTGGTAGGAGGCGATCGAGACCTTGTTGGTCTGGTTCCCACCCAAGCAGTGAACACGTCCGTCTTTCTCGTAGAGGAAGAAGGCGACGTGACCCTGCCAGGATGAATTACCCCGCTTGAAGATGGCAATGTCGCCAGCCTTGGGAGACTTGTCGACGTTGGCGCCCCACGCCAGGTAGGACCTGGCATTCAACTTTCGGGTTGATACAATGCCGGATCTCTCGAGCATGGCGCCGATGAAGGCTGCGCACCACGGGGTCTCATCGTCGTCGATGTCACTGTTGTGGACATCTCGAAAATACTGCACAACCTTCGGATTGTGTTTACTGCCGACGATCTCTGTTGTGCCAAGCTCGCCACGAGCGAGCTTGAGCCATTGCGGCTCGCTCATTTCTTATTTCCTGGTGAGTTGATGTTGCGTCCGTGAAAGACGCACTGAGTCCCATAGACCTTGCAGAAAATCAGGTCGATCCTCTGCCCCATCTCCGAGATTTTCTCTTCGTGGTGGTGGATTTTTAAGTCGAACTTATCAGCAAGCTCTTCGTGTTCGACCTTGGCTCTAGCTAAAGTCTGTCGGATAGCAACGTGTTCACTGAGTGTGTAGACGCGCTGGTCAAGGGTCAGCCCCCATGTCGTGACTGCGCCAATAGAAGCAGCAACAAGTGTTACGAGGAGCTTTCGTCCAAGTCCTGGGTTTACCTTGTCGGCCTCGTCTGCCACGGCGTCGACCGCCTCATCGGTTCCGATCGTGGCGCCGATCTTCTTCAAAAGATCCTTCATGCCAGGCCCTCGGCTTCGATGTTGGTTTTGTAGCCATCACCAGTCAGGGAGTGGACCACGCTCTTGATGCGGTAGGCGCCGTCCACGACGGCGCGGACACCAACAACAACAAGGATCATCTCGGCGCGAAGGCCCTGAGATCCGACAACTGTCATTGAGAGTTTCTTCTCTGCACGATTGAGGGCTGAGATCCGGCTCTTCGCCTTGTCGTCAGCTTCAACTTCACCATTTGTATTCAGCTCAGCCACGCGAGATTTTGCCGGGCTTGTGGTTCTTCCACCACCTGATCGGCCAATCATCTTCTTGCGCATGCGCTTGGCTTGTTTGCGATCCCACCAGTCGGCCTCGCCAGCCTGGTGAGCGTTGCGATCAACGAAGGAGAAGCTGTACTCAATGACGTTTCCAGGAGCCGTGACAACGGCGAACCCGGTGATGTTCTCGGCCTTTTTCTTCAGGATCAGCTGGCCGTTCTTAACAGCGAAGACGCTGTCATGACGATCGGCGATGTTTTGCAGAAAGTGGGCGTCGCTCTCTTCAGTCTGACCAATGTAATCGAGCTTGAGCTTGGCGATGGTTCCGGTGCAGCCATTGGCGAGACCATGTCTTCCGGCGATCTCGCCACAGATCTGGCCAACGGTCTTCTTCTCATAGCCTTTGGAGCGCTGCTCCTTCATCAGCTTGATGAAGTCCATTGCCTTGCCTGTGATCTCCATCTCGCGCGGCCAGCCCTTGAGGGTGGCGGTGTCAACGGTGAAGAGCCCCATAAACGAAAGCCCCGTCTCTCGGTAGCCCATGGCTACAGAGATGACGGAGCCACGTTTGGGGACACCAAGGACCCCGTTACGATCGTCGACAAGGATGCGGACGGTGTCTGACTGGGAGCCTTCCTGGTCAGTCACCTCAAGGGCGAGCAGGCGATCCACCAGGTTCCCGGTGACCGACACGCCGCCAATGGAGACGGAGAAGGCCGGCTTCATCAGTCCTCCCAAAGGGTGATTGGGGGATCAACGATGGTCATATCTGGGAGAACAATACGAACGCCGGCTGGGAGGAGCTCAGGCTGGTTCGAGAGTCGATAGTTGCTCGGGCTGTCAAGTACGGCTTCAATGTACCCCGACTGCTTCTTGTAAGCTCTCCAGACGATGTAGTCGATCATGTCGTCGGTTTTGGAGACGGCGACAGTGGCAGTCATATCAACCCCCATTCTGAAAGATATACACAGGCTGAATACACAGCGCAAGAACAAAATTAGAACAGGCCAAGTCCTAAGCCGCCCCCGTCAGGTCCATAGGCAGTAAGTGAGATGGTAAACTCGACTTTCCTGGGGGAGCCGTTCTTGGCGAAGTAGCTTTGCACATCGGTGATCGACATGATGCACCACAGGCCATAGTAACGGCCAAGATTAGAGGCGACACCACGGGGAATGCCGGCCATGCCCTCGCGGCGCATGCCCTCGAGCTGGGAGAAGCCGTTTCCAAGACGAATGTCGTGGGGGTAGAGGACGCCCTTCAGGGAGACGGTTTCAAGGCCTGGCCC